CCAGGAAAGAAGGACTTCGCCGAGGATCCGGCGGTCACCGAGAGCCGGGATGTCGTGGAGAACCTGATCAGCAACTGGCGGCTGCAGGCCGCAATCGACCTTGAAAGGGAGAAGGTGCCGGTATGACAAGGCTTGAGCGAGGGCTCGCCGCACTGGTCGGCGCGCCGAGAGGATCCCCGCAGGTGTCGAACGCGGTGACGGTCGAGAGCCTGGGCCTCTCCAGGGGCGCAATCCGGACGGATCTTGACGCAGCCATGAAGCTGAGCACCGTGAGCCGGTGCATCGACATCCTGAGCGACTCCATCGGTAAGATGCCCTTCTTCGTCTATGACGGGATCACCCGCGTGCGCGTCGATCACCCGATCATGGAGCTGCTGGGCGTGCGGCCCAACCAGTGGCAGACGCCCTTCGCCTTCCGCAAGCAGCTGGAGGGCGAGAGAGTCGCCAACGGGAACGGCATCGCCTGGATCCGGCGGGATCCGCGGACCATGGAGCCCACGGAGCTGGTCCCGGTACCGGCAGGCCGGTGGACGATCAGCGTGCTGTCCGACGGCTCGCTGCAGTATCACATCAATCATCCCTTTACCGGCGAGACCATCGTCTGCGGGCGGATGGATGTGGTGCATGTGACGGCCTACAGCCGCAACGGCTACACCGGCATCGGGTATCTGGAACGGGCACAGGAGATCATCCGGACCGCGAAGGCGGCACAGGAGTACAGCAGCAGCTACTACCAGAACGGCGGGCAGCCCTCCGGCATCCTCCGGACGGACTCCGACCTCGCCGGCACGGTCAAGGTCACCGACCCGGACGGGACCGAGCGCACGATCAGCAAGAAGGAACGGCTCCGCGAAGAGTGGGAGCGCGTCCACTCGGGCCCGACGAACGCGCAGCGGATCGCGGTGCTGGATCTCGGCCTCGACTATAAGCCGCTGAGCATCTCCAACCGGGACGCCCAGTTTGTCGAACAGGCAGCTTTCAGCGTGGAGGACATCGCCAGAGTCTTCGGCGTGCCCCTCTACAAGCTGCAGGCCGGAAAGCAGAGCTATTCCAGCAATGAGCAGAACGCCATCGAGTACGTCGTGGGCACCTTGCATCCGAACGCCACGATCTGGGAGCAGGAGCTGCTCTACAAGCTCCTCAATCCCCAGGATGTGGCGAGGGGCCTGCGGATCCGCGGCAACCTCATGGCAGAGCTCCGCGGAGACTTCAACAGCCGCGGAACCTGGTACCGCAACATGCGGGAGAACGGTGCGTTCTCGGTCAATGACATCCGGGCGCTGGAGGACATGCCGGACGTGGATGGCGGTGACGAGCACTATGCCAGTCTTAACTACGTCCCCCTGCAGGACTGGAGAGAGCTCTCCAAGAAGCGGGCAGAGTCCGGCGGAAACGGAGGCGGCGAAGAATGAGCGTGCTGATCATCCTGTTCTTTCTGCTGGGGATCGCGGCCGTCGTCACCGGCACGGCCATGATCTACATGCCGGCGGGCATCATCGCCGGAGGCCTGGGGCTCATCGCCCTGGCCGTCATCCTGGTCAAGGGCTCCGGCCCTGACCGATCTTAGTATATCCGCGGCCAGACCGCTGATATAAATATCTTTTCAATTTGGAGGTAAATCACATGAAGAGAAAGCTCATCGCCCTGGCCACGGACCGCACCGCGGCGCTCAATGCCGCCCAGGCTGCCCTTGAGGCCGACAACCAGACCGAGTACAGCGCACAGATGGAGAAGGTCGCAAACCTGAACGCCGAGATCGAGCGCGTCCAGAACCTCATCGCCGAGCAGGAGCGCCAGGTGCTCACGGCTCAGCCCTCCGCGGCGGAAGTCCGTGACATGGCTGCCGAGCGCGGCACCCAGCTCATGAACGGCAACGTCGTGGCCATCAGCTCCACCGAGATCCTGCGCAGCCTGCGCAACCAGGTGACCATCGGCGCCACCCTCGTCCAGCCCACCGGCGCGGACGGCGAGATCCACGGCGATGCCGGCGCGGTCTCCAGCATCCTGGACATGGTGCAGGTCGAAGACCTGACCGGTCTCGGCAGCTATGAGGTCCCCTATCTCATCAGCGAGCAGGCGGCCCAGCCCGGCGACATCGTCACCAACTCCGGCACCGCGCGCACTGCCTCTGATCCGACCTTCGGCATTTCCCAGATCGCGCCCTACGAAGTGACGGTCACCAGCTACATCGACCGCAATATCGCGAAGCTCAGCCCGGCCCGTTACTACGAGAAGGTCCAGCAGCTCGCCCTCCAGGCCATGCGCCGGAAGGTCGCGAACCTGATCGTCAACGGCGACGCCGAGACCAACCACATCTTCAAGGGCATCAAGAACGCCACCAACAAGGCGGGCGCTGCCATCATCGCCAACAAGACCTACGGCACGGCCATCGACGTCAACACCCTGGACGAGATCTACTTCGCCTACGGCGCTGACACCGAGCTCGGCGGCCAGGCGGTCCTGCAGCTGACCAAGGCCGACCTCAAGGCCATCGGTCAGATCCGCGGCACCAACGAGAAAAAGCGCCTCTTCGAGATCCGCCCGACCGGCAACGGCAACACCGGCGTCATCTCCGACGGCGGCGTGCAGATCCCCTACGTCCTGGTCACCGACCTCGCGGCCGGCGACATGCTGTACGGCAACCCGCTGCACTTCCTGCTTGGCCTTTTCGGCAACTTCGAGGTCCGCGTGGATGAGAGCGTCAAGGCCGTCGAGCGTATGCACACCATCCTCGGCGACGTGGCCGTCGGCGGCAACGTCATCGTCGACAGGGGCTTCGTCTACGCGAAGAAGGGCTCCTGAGGCATAGCGTATGGCAGATCAGCTCACGGCGGCTGAAGCCGCACAGGCAGACGCCGCCAGGGCTGTCGCCCTGAAGGCCTGCCTGGATTACATGCATGTGGATCCGGATGATCCGAACGTGGAGCGCATCGAACGGGAGTTCATGCCGGCGGCGAAGGCCTACCTGCTGGGAACCGGAATCCCGGAACCAGCAGCGGACGACGCAGTTGCGGGGCCGCTGTACACCCTCGCCTTCCACGCGCTCACACTCCACTTTTTCGAGCACCGGGACAGCGTCGGCGAGGAGCAGGCGCTGCCGGTGAACGCGAGACCGATTATCAATCAGCTGAAGCACTCCGCACCGGGGTGCATCTGATAACGGTGCCCGGATCGGGCACCGACATGTGAGGAGGTAACACTATGGCAAAATCCCGTGCGCTGGGTACCCAGCTTAAAGTCAACAGCAAAGTCGTCGGCGGCCTCACGACCATCAACGGCATCGAAGTGACCGCGGACGACGTCGACCTGACCGCCCTGGACAATACCAGCGGCTACCGTGAGAAGGAACCCGGCTTCAAGGATGCCGGCGAGGTCACCTGCAGCGGCTTCCTGGACGGCGATGACGCGGGCCAGACCGAGCTCTACAGCCTGCTGGCCAGCGGCGAAGTCGTGGCTTGCAACATCATCTTCCCGGCCAAGATCGGCAAGACCTGGTCCTTCCAGGCGGGCGTCACCCGGTTCTCCACCGGCGCCGAGCTGGAAGGAGGCGTCACCTTCGAGTGCAGCCTCGCGGTCTCCGGCGCGCCGACGCTCGCAGCGAGCGCTGCCGGCGGCGGAACCTGATCGGAGGCTCTGACGAATGGATCATAACGAAGCGATCACCCCGACCGTCCAGCTGGGCGGTCGGATGTGGCCCCTCAGAATGACGCACCGCGTGCTCATGCTCTTCTCATCGGCGACGAGGCTGAGCATGGACCAGCTGCAGTACCAGATCGGCAGATATGACTACATGGTCCTGCTGCTCTGGCTTATGTGCCAGGCGCAGGATCCGCAGCTGAAGAAAGAAAAGTTTGAAGGATGGCTCGACGAGCTGGGCGTCAAGGGCGTGATCCCGCTGCTGAGCCAAGTCGGCGATGCCATGCAGGCCGCCTTCCCGAGCGAGGAAGAGACCGAGGCGGAAGAAGCGGACAGCGAAGACGCCGAGGATGACGAGGCGGAGGACCCTACCGAAAACGGGGCTATTTCTCCGGAAGCATGATGCTCGCCGCCCGGATCGGCGTCAGCCGGTCCGAGTGGGAGGACATGACTCCGCGGGAGCTGATGCTCTGGAGCCGGGCCTTCCGGGAGAAGGTGCTCGACGACGCCAAAATGAAGCGCCGGGAGATCTACACCCTCGCGAGCCTGATCCGGACGATGGTCTGGGCCAAGCACGCACCGTCCTATGAGTCGGTATTCCCGGACGGCGCCAGGAAGAAGGAAATGACCGATGAGCAGATGTACGCGCAGGTCTGCGCGCTCAATAAGCTCTTCGGCGGCAACACAGAGGAGGCTTAAATGGCTGTCGTAAAAAATATGATGGTGCGTGCCGGTGCGGACTTCAGCGCCATCACCAAACAGGCCAGCAAGGCCTCAAATTCGATGCGCGGGATGCAGAACAGCGTCTCGCGCTCCTGCAATGCGATGAGCAAGGCGGCCGCGGGCCTGAAGAAGGCCTTCACAGCCGTGGGCGTCGCGGTGAGCCTCGGCGCCCTGGTCAGCGCGGCCAAGGACGCCGCGGCAGCCTATGACGAGCAGGTGCAGAACGAAGTCCGGCTCGCCCAGGCGATGCGCAACTCGATGTCGGCCACCAATGACGAGATCCAGAGCGTGCTGGATCTCGCCGATGCTCAGGAGCAGCTCGGCATTATCGACGCCAACGCGCAGGTGGCGGGCGCGCAGGAGCTGTCGACCTACCTCTCAACGGCGGACGCCCTGAAGGAACTGATACC